ACATAGCGCAACGCTTTACAGTAAGCTCAATGCCGTTAGTCATCTTATAAGTTGTAAACTGACCACCAAGAGTAAGCTCCTGACCAGAACCAGTAATGAAGTGTGTATCAATCATCTGGAAGCTAGCTACTTTCTCTTTAAGAATGCGGTCGAATTCACGGATACCCATCTCTCCTGTCAAAGCCATAAATTTACGCTCATTAGTACCAAGCAGATTATAGCACAGATCGAAAAGGAATTCCTCGAACAACTCACATGTCAGAGTTGTATAGTAACGTACGTTAGCTGGTGAAATCTGCTCGAACAGACCTGCTGAAATAGCTACAGGGCGTCCATTTGAACCCTTAAGGTTATAGGTACCATCAGCATTGCGGTTAGACTTAGAGAACAGAAGAGCCTTCTCCTCACGCTTCTTCCACTCACGAAGAGCCTTCCAATACTGATAATCTGACCACAGATAAGACTTCTTACCAGTCTCAGGATCAGTCAAAGCGATAGCAAGTACAGTAGAATAAGCATCACCGGTAATATCATAAGTAAGACGCAGAGTCATAAGATTGTTGCGCATCTTAAACGGCGTCTGATAGTTGATGATATCAGCCTCATCGCTGTACTCCTCATAAGCTGAACCTACGCGGTCTACCTGACGACCGGGGAGCAGATACATACCAGGAATGTAAGAGTTAGCAAAACCCTCAGCTACGTAGCACTCATATACCCAAGCGTTACCATCCTGATAAGGCATGCCCTTTACGCGTACCTGGAAATTGATGTCATCAAATGCCAAAATAGCACCTGGCTTTTTATTCATTAGAAGTCGTTAATTTCTAATCGTCAGCTATGGCATTCTCGCTGACAGCTTCATCTTTCGATGAAGAATTGACTATATCATAACCCTGTAAAAAGGGTTTCCAGTACTTCGGATCACTTGATCCTACACCGTGGTTAGCGGTTAGTCGATGAACCTTCAAATCTACTTTATCAACACGCAATCCTTTTAATATACCAGATTTAATATACTATCCAGTATTAGCATGTTGTTGTATTATTCCATACGTATATCCACTTATTCTAAATTGTTTTCTTAAAGCTCTAAATCCAGTTATCATAAACTAATTTCCGTTATAAACATTTGTAAAAAGATATCCTATCTATGGACCTTCTTTTGTATGTCTTGGAGGATTGTAGCATGTAGCTTTAAACAAATGATTGTCTTTAGCATGTTGGATATTATATTCAGGAGTACACCATTCTAGGTTTGATAAATAATTGTTTAATTTATTACCATCGATGTGGTTTACTTGCGGAAGGTTGTCTGGATTATCTAAAAATGTCATCGCAACAAGTCTATTTACTCTATAGTCATAGTGTTTTTTATCTTTCGAAAAAGTTACATGTAAATATCCTCGTTTATTCTTACTTGGAGATAAAAACTTATCACTTCTATATGACCATATTTGTCCGCTTGTTGTACAAGCATATAAACCTTCCCATCCTGGAATATCTTTCATTTCGATTTGCTCGGCTGCTGATTGCCTATTTTCAATATTATTCATATTTCTATAATTTTAATTTTTACTCTATGGTATAAAATTCTTTAAGGGTTTCCAGCAATTCTCTGGATTATTCGATATACATTACTGTATAAAGCGGCTCAGCATTTGTGCCAACCGTACCATTTCTCTTCGAGAGCGATATAGATAGGAGTACCATTAAGACCAGCTGCGGTATTTTCATTTACATCTACACCGTCACACTTAGCCCACATAATATTAACTGCGTGGTCACCATCAATCATCACAGACCACTCATACTCACGATTATCAATAATCATAGTCTTGCCGAGACCACCGGTAATCATGTCAATGGCAGTAGATACGCCATCATCCTTTGTACCAAATACAAGTGAAAGCAGACCTGAAACCTGATGAGGATTTGTCAGCAAAGCATTAGAAATCATATTCTCGTCTACCAGATCAGAAAAACGCTTACCGCGATAGAGCTGGAGACCATTAAGCAAATTGTTATTCATATAATATATTAATTGATTTTAAATTTATTGTCAAAAGAATCTTGACGCAAGATCTACGACTGATTTAGGTTTATCTTCGACATTATAGGCTGTATGATTTTTAGCCTGATGTCTTAACATTTTTCTAAGTTTTTCTGTAGCGGATGACTCTCCGTCACGTTTAGCAGTAGACACGAATGAATCTCCCTTCATTGTAATGTACGCAGTAGTTAGAAGATTGTTGATAAAATTATCCTTATTGTTATAATCTCTTTGGAACTTTGATACTCCGTCTTGATCGACATTAAAGATATAATCAGCAAGTTTAGCTCTATCTTCTTTAGGTATTTGTACACCTCTAATGCTTGAAAGTGACTTGATTTGATTCATGCAGTCATTATAGAACTGTTTAGATTGCTCTTCTTGCTGCTACAAATATGCGGCCTGTTGCTGTTGAGCCATTTCAAGCTCATGCTGTTTAATCTATTTGAGCCTATCGAGAGCATCAGCAGATTCTTCTTCAAGCATATCTGCGTCTTCGTAACGTGATATTTTGTTTTTGATTTGATCATCTGTATATCCACTATAGCGTAGAAGTTCGCTTACAACAGCTTTCTGATTATCCTCATCTTCCATATCCATATTATCGTATGAAATAGATTGCTGTTGTTTACCATAAAAGTCTTCAAACTTACCGCCATTTTTAACATATTCATCGAGCTACTGTATTCGCTCGTCTGCATATTGAGGTACAGAATTTTGCTGTACAACTTCACGCATATAATGTGTCAAATCATCTACTGTTAAAGGACGATCTTCTTCTTTTATATCATCCATGTTCCAACCAAATGATTCGCCAATTGCGTCAAACAAGAGACCTACTTGTTGTGCTTCATGCACATCTTCACTAGAAGGATTTAATGTGTCTTCAGTAGCATTAGTATCTACTGTAGCATTAGCAGGTTCCTGAACTGGTTTTTCTTTTGGTTTTCCGTCCATTCTATCAAGGACGTCCTGTGGAATCTCACTATCATCGTCATTAATATTAGACGGATTAGTGTCATCCGCACTATTATCCTCAGCAGGTTTATCTGCTGGTTTATCTTCATCCTCAACGACGTCTACAAACGAATCTTGTGCATCCATATTGGTAGTTTCAGGCATATTGCCTTCGTTACCATATACACTATTCAATAGATTATCAAACGGCGTTGGAGTAGTATTCTTTTTTGCCATAAATTATTATAATAATTTAATTTGTTATACTTATTTTTTTCACTGTTCATTCAGTGTATAAATTATAAATACGAGTTTATCGATTTTGTCTTGGATGTTTTCGATCATATTCTTCTAGTCTCTATCTTTCTCTTCTATTTTCATCGTTGATAGATCTAGATATATTCAAAATAACATCAAAAAGACTTCTAGGTTTAGATACCTATGTAGTAGCACGTTTTTGATAATTTTTATTAGATTTTGGTGCATATTGAGCGATCTAAGGTTTATACGAAAATCTATCGCTCAGCGTCTTCTGACTGTTTACATTCGCAGTGACAACAGCTGTATTAGATTTTTTCTGCGTACTGGTTGGTTTATTTAAATTTTTATTCTATCTGTATGATACTGTTTTTGTAGATCTCGTAGCACGTTTTGTATAAACTGAATCTCTATACTTATTTTTAACATCGTTTGTTAATCGCAATATACCACCAGCTTTAATTTTATTAATATCTCTAATTCCATTTAACTTAGCTAAGTCTTCTACAGTTGTCCCATATTGTTGAGCAAGTTTACTAAGCGTATCGCCTTTGTTAATTGCAATATAGCCAGATTGTTTTTTTGTAGAAGGCTGTTGCTGAGCAATAAAATTACCCAACTATTGCATAGCATCAGAATCGACCTGATTCTAAAATTGCAGATCTCTGGGTGAATAATAAACAGTCTAATTCTAATCAGGTATATATCCTGAAAAATCAGGTTCAAACCCAAATTGTGTATTTGGGGTATAAAAATCATCTATGTACATATTATTTTTTATTAATGTTTCCATTTACGAGCATTTAGTGCAAACTATGCTCTTTTTCTTGTCAAAGGATTCTTAGAATGACTAAGTTCCTCTGTAGTTTTATCTGTACGTTTTTTAGTAGCATTAAACTTACCACGATTAGCTGGATTTATATGTATTCCAGATTTACCATGGTCAAAAGATCCATCCGGTTTCTGATCTGGATATAACATAGGTTTTAACGGTATGTTTATGTATGGGTTTAACACTGTACGTATGTCTTGTGATATTGGTACGTGTACAGTACTTATATTGTAGTTAGGGTCCATCGGTATCTGTATATTGTTAGATGGTATCTATTGTACGATATTGCCATTTATAATACCTGTAGGCTGAAGACCTTTCATAAACAAGTCCTACTCATATAATCTACGCTTACGCAAACCAGATAATTTTTTATTATTCATACCTACATTTATGGTGTCTCTAATAGCAGACAAGTCATCATGTTTCATTCCATTCGCAGCCCATTGTCGTATTGCGTTCAACGTTGGATTAAAACTAGATGGCTTTATATTATAGTAATACGAAGTAAGCGCATCGCGCTGATTTTGTGTTAATGCGTCCCACGCATCATTTCCTATAATATAGATCGGAAGAGCGTCGTGT